GAAAGAGCGTCAGCTTGACTGGTTAAAAGACCATGCAGTGTATGTATCCCCGCAGATCTCGGATATGCCGAACACGCCAAGAGCACACCGTTCAGCCATGGAAGAAGCAGTCGTAAAAATTGTGGATCTGGAAACAGAGATCAGCAATGGTATCACGTTGCTTGTACGCTTGAAGCGTAGTATCGCTGGGGCGATCAGGGCTATCAATAGCATGGAGTGTGAAACACTCCTTGAGATGCGGTATCTCACCTTTATGAGCTGGGAGGAGATCGCTGCTCAACTTGGATATAGCCAAAGCTATATCTACCACCTTCATCGCAAGGCGCTGTCGCTGGTGAGAGTGCCTGCAGCATAACCAAAACGTTAAATTATCAGAAAATAATAGTTGAAAACAGCTTGCTGTTCATACTATTCTACCATCAGAGACGTAAAACCAAAGAAAGTTCCTCCTTGGAACAGATGAATGCAAAATCTTGTATCCTCACTGTGAGTATGGTAAATTTGTACCTATTGGAGGTAGAAATGAAAACAGCCATAGTCCGCATGCTGATCTTTTCACTTCTAGTTGCAACGCTTATTTCTTGTGAAACGGTATCCACCGACATTTCAGAATCACCGACAGCAACCGATGACGACAACACCCACGTAGAACAGTCACAAAATCCAGAAGCGAAATTTTTAGGAACTTGGGTCTACTCTGATAAGAACTTCAGAGAGACAGCAAAAAAGATGGGAGCAGAAGATTGGCCTGCTGATGTATCGGTTGAGTACTCTTTTTCCTTCCGATCTGACGCTACGGGTACTTTTACAGAAAAATACTTCACTAACGACATTGTGCATGAGGAGCAACAAGAATTTCTCTGGTCTTTAGATTCGATTTCTCCTCAATGGATATTGGTTGTCATGCGCGAGAACACAGCTATAAACTTCAACCTACTCTATGAGAGTGCATTATTCTTATCGATGAATGATATGGATTTAGGGATGATATATTTTGCAAAGCAACAAAAAAGTGTAACCGAATAGAAAACTATTTATCCAAACGTTAAAATATCAGAAAATAACACTTGATAATAGTTCGCTGTTTGTTCTACCCTACCATCACAGACGTGAATAAAAAGAGCTCGGGGGATTCCTCCCGGGCTTTTTTCATGCCCGAAGGAGAACAGCGGATGCCCTACAAACCAAAGAAGCCTTGTGCGTATCCTGGCTGTCCCAGGTTAACCCATGATCGATACTGTGAAGAGCATACAAAATTGACAGCGAGGACTTATGAACGCTACCGGAGAGATCCTCAGACGAGCAAACGCTATGGAGCTGCATGGAGAAAAATCAGTAAACAGTATCTGTCGGATCATCCCTTTTGTGAACTATGCAGACAATCGGGAAGCATGACTCCAGCAACACTCGTCCACCACATCAAAGCGGCAGGCGAAGGTGGGACAAACGATGAAGAAAACCTCATGGCACTCTGTACTTCCTGCCATTCACACCTCCACGCACAGCAAGGAGACCGATGGAAACGTTAAAAGGTAACTATATGTGGTGATTTGGGTAGGGGTAATCAAATCTCTACACCATATATAGCATACAACGGGCAGGGGCAATCACGCGTAAAAATTGGTATTCAAACGGGGGATTGACCCCCGTCTTTTTGTAAGGGGACGTAAAATGGCAAAGGACGGCACCAACCGTGGTGGAGCACGCATAGGCGCGGGGAGAAAACCCAAGGCGCTCTCTGAGAAGATCCACGAAGGCAAGGCTGCCCGCGTGGTGCAGTTGCCCGAGGCTCCCGAGTTACAAGGCGCGGATATGCCACCAGTAAAGTATTACATGACGGTGACCCAGAAGAGTGGCATTGAGCTCGATGCTGAAGAGGTATTCCAAGAGACATGGGATTGGCTCAAGACCATGCGCTGTGAAAATTTGGTCAGCAGCCAGATCATCCACCAATATGCAATGGCGGTGGCGCGCTGGATACAGTGCGAGATGGCCGTCAGCGAATACGGCTTTCTTGCCAAGCATCCGACCACAGGAGCTGCGATCGCTTCTCCATACGTAGCGATGAGTCGTGAGTACATGAAGCAGGTGAACCAAATCTGGTATCAGATCTTCCAGATCGTGAAGGAGAACAACAGCACTTCATACCAAGGAGCGAACCCTCAGGATGACCTGATGGAACGGCTGCTCACTACCAAGCGTAGCCGCTAGGAAATCAAACAATCAAAGGAATTCACACATGAAACACTACCTCACATCCGAGAGTGTCTGCCAGGGACATCCCGACAAGCTGTGCGATTACATCGCCGACTCGATTTTGGATGCATGCCTCGCCAACGATGCCTACTCACGCGTGGCCTGCGAGGTCATGGCCACCAAGGGTAGGATCATCGTCGCCGGTGAGATCACCAGTCGCACCAAGGTCAATATACGCCAAACCGTACGGACTGCACTCTCCGAGAGCGGCTACAATCCCAAGGAATTCACCATCAGCGTGTCCCTGCACAACCAGAGTTCAGATATCGCCAGTGGTGTCGATACCGCCCTGGAGATCAGGGATGCCGAGGGTCAGGTGGATGAATTGGGAGCTGGGGACCAAGGCACGGTATACGGCTATGCTACTGAGGAGACATCCACATTCCTCCCGCTGCCACTCGAGCTGGCGCATCGCATCTGTATGGGGTTGGACCGGTGCCGCAAGGATGGAACCATCGCCGGCATCCGTAGTGACGGTAAAGCGCAGGTCTCCATCGAGTACGAAGACGGCAAACCTACACGCGTAGCTGCGATCATCGTCTCGGTACAACATGAGCCGGACAAGAATGTGCAGTGGCTCAAAGGTGAGATTCTCAGGAAGGTGCTCTACCCTACCTTCGAAGATTTCCCGTTCGATGCGCACACCCGCATCCTCATCAACCCATCGGGTCGTTTCGTCGAGGGAGGACCTGCTGCCGACACTGGCCTCACAGGACGCAAGATCATGGTGGACACCTACGGGGGTCTCGCCCTGCACGGAGGGGGAGCCTTCAGTGGAAAGGATGCAACCAAGGTCGACCGAAGCGGAGCCTACATGGCACGCATGGTGGCCAAGCACATCGTTGCCGCCGAGTTGGCTAAACGCTGTGAAGTTGCCATCTCCTATGCCATCGGGAAGGCCGAGCCGGTTGCCGTAAATGTACACACATTCTCAACCGGCACGGTGGATGATGAGCAGCTCGTCGAGGCTGTCCGCACAGTGTTCAGCCTCAAGCCACGGGACATCATTGAGACTCTGGGGCTGCGCAGTCCCATCTACAACCTCACCTCCTGCTACGGCCATTTCGGTAGTGCGCTCTTTGCATGGGAACAGGTGAGTGAGCGGTATATTGATGTGCTCAGAAACGAACTGGAACAGCACGATTGAAAGGAAACACACCATGAGAATCCAGAAGATGAGACTGTCGGATCTGAATCCGGCGAAATACAATCCGCGCAAAGCGCTCAAGAGCGGAGATCCCGAGTATGAGAAGCTCAAACGATCGCTTGAGCAGTTTGGGTATGTTGAACTCATGGTAGTCAACATTGCCAACGACAACACTGTCATATCCGGCCACCAACGGCTGAATGTCCTCAAGGACATGGGGGTTGCCGAGGAGGACTGTATCCTCGTCGAGCTCGATGCCGACAAGGAGAAAGCCCTCAACATCGCCATGAACAAGATCAGCGGCGAATGGGACAAGGACAAGCTGGCACTGCTCATCACCGAGCTGCAGGGACAGGACTTCGATGTATCGCTCACCGGTTTCGACCCGGCCGAGATCGACGACCTGTTCAAGGACTCACTTGCCGACGGGGTGCATGACGATGATTTCGATGTGGCCTCGGAGCTTCAGAAGCCCGCAATCACCAAGAGCGGTGACTTGTGGAAACTGGGAAGGCACCGCCTGGTATGTGGTGACAGCACCAAGGCCGAGACATTCTCCCTTCTCATGGCAGGGTCCAAGGCGAACCTGGTGGTCACCGATCCACCCTATAATGTCAACTACGAGGGACAAGCTGGCAAGATCAAGAACGATCATCTAGCTAACGACGCATTCGCTCAATTCCTGCTCGATGCCTTCACCAACACATCAGAGTACATGGCAGACGATGCCTCCATCTACGTATTCCATGCCGATACCGAAGGACTGAACTTCAGAAAGGCATTCAGCGAGGCGGGCTTCTACCTGTCGGGTACCTGCATCTGGAAAAAGCAGTCGCTGGTACTCGGACGTTCGCCGTATCAGTGGCAACACGAACCGGTGCTCTTCGGATGGAAGAAAAAGGGCAAGCACCAGTGGTACACCGGGCGCAAGGAATCGACCATCTGGGAATTCGACAAGCCCAAGAAGAACACTGATCATCCCACCATGAAGCCGGTGGCTCTGATCGCGTATCCGATCATGAACTCCTCGATGAGTAATACGCTGGTGCTCGATCCGTTCGGCGGCAGCGGTAGCACGCTGGTCGCCTGCGAGCAGACCGAACGCAGCTGCGCCACCATCGAGCTGGATGAGAAGTACTGCGATGTGATCGTCAAACGCTACATCGAGCTGGTCGGATCCACTGCGAATGTGACCGTGCAGCGCGACGGATTGGATTACTCCTACGAGGAAATCGCCCCCGAGGAGGCAAGCGATGGATGAGATTACCCTGCTTGCCACGATCTCGGTGTGCCTGTTCGGCTCGGGGGGCATCGTATTGTGGCTGCTCAACCGCATGGCAAAACGAAGCGACGACCGCCTGGGATATGCGAAGGACCTCAAGGAGATCAAGACCACCATCACCAGGATCCAGATGGGACTGGTCATGGCCCTGGAGAACGACAAGGTCATCTTCAAGTCGCTAAGAACCCATGAGATCAATGGGGAGAGCGAGGAGCAGGAGAAGAAGATGGATGATTACTTTCTATCGCTACTCGGCACCAAGGGAGGCGAACGATGACCCTCAGTATAATATTGCTCGCCTTCGCCACGTTCCTGGGCTTGGTGATGGAGCTGTATAAGAAGACCCTTCGACGTGACAAGGCTACGGAAAACGAAATCAAGTTGGTCGCCCTAGTGTGTTCAGCCGCCCTTGCGTTTGTTACCTACCAAGTTGCCCCGGTGGCAACGGGAGCCGGGGATCTGAACAGCACACCCTACCTGGTGGTCCTGTACACGGTTGCGATCTACCTGCTGCAGCTTCCTGCGTGCATGGCGTTTTGGAAACCGTTGGTAAAACGGTTTATACGGGGGAAAGCCGATGCATGACATCTTCCAGCTGTTGATCCTCATCATCCTGGGTTTGCTGGGGATCACACGATTGCAGGCATCCAAGACCAAGGATCTAAAAAAGGACGTACAAAAAGCCCAGGATACGGCGATACGCAAAGAGAAGGAATTGGAGACGATCAATGAGATACAGCAGAAGATCACCACCATCGAACAAGAACAGCCACCCGAGAAGATCGAACCTCCCCAGCGTGGTGATGTTGCTGGCCGTCTTGATCGTCTCAACCGGCTGCACGAGCGTGCCAACTCTCGAGACGAGTGATCCCTACCGACAGATCCTGGTCTCGATGGCACCCGAAGCTCCGGTGCTTCCAACCTTCCCTACGCTGAACTGGACATACCAGAACGGATTGTACTGCATAACAGAGGCGGATACAGATGCGCTGCTGGACTATGGAGAGAACGATCTGCCGCTGTTTGTCCATCGCTACGACCAATACCTTCGCCAGATGCGCCTCATCTTGGAAGCATTGGCAGGACCCTAGGACAAAGGACTTGCTATTCATCCAAAGCTGAGCGATCAATGCACACTGACACGGAGGATATCTATGGATGAAATGAATCGAAAACGGGTCGAAGTACTCAAAAAACAATATCCCCCAGGGTGCACCGTCGAGCTGGTGAGCATGGATGACGAGCAGGCACCACCGGCTGGCACCAAGGGTAAAGTAATCCACGTGGATGACATCGGAAGCATCCACATCACGTGGGAAACCGGCTCGACTTTGGCCGTGGTGCCGGGGGTCGATATGGTGAGAAAACTGGACGAAGAAATACCTACAAAATAGTGTATTTTATTTGCTTATATACACTTGCTATATATCCCTCTTTGAGTGATTACTACAGTACGAAGAAAAACACACCAAAGAGAGGTAGAGAGCATGGAAAAGACAACACGGTTCGGAATCGAGATAGAAATGACAGGCATCACCCGCAAGGACGCAGCCCTAGCAGCGCAGACGGTCCTCGGTGGCGAGCTGCTCTACGGTGGCTCCTACTACGACACCTACGAGCTGAAGGCCCCGGACGGCAGGACCTGGAAGTTCACCTACGACGGATCCATCCGATGCGAAACCAAGCGGGGCAGGATCAAAGAGATTGCATCGCGCCTGTACAGCGTCGAGCTGGTCAGCCCGATCCTCACCTACGAAGAGGAC